CTAGAGCAGTTCTCAAAGCAACTATTTTTGAATAGATGTTTGTTTTTGTAATTGATACAGCTGTGGCTGCATTAATTGTGAAGGCAGCTGCAGATACAGCTCCTCCTGTGTAAGCTACTCCGTCAAGATCTACCACTGTGATAGATGTTGTTGATGCAAAAGCTGTAACTAGGTAGAAATTATCTTCCCCAGTCACTTTAAGGTAACCTCCAACCATTGCGGCTGTGAAAGTTGTTCCTGATCCAGTTACAACTCCAGTTGTAGCAGCGATTGCGGCTGTTCCGGTAGCATAAGCTGTACCAATAGCATTATCACCATCGACATTCTTTCTCATGTAAGTAAGGATGTCTGTATCAAGTAACTCCTGCATATCTTTTTTAGATGATGCAGCGTATTGGTTGATAGTATCAATGTCATTTTGCAATTTATCAATATCATCAACTTCAAACTTGAAGTAATATTGCTTGTCAATAGTCAAGTCTTCATATGAAGGTGCAAGTTCTTGGGATACAAGAGTCATTCCCTTTGTGTATGGAGAAAGTGACAATTTACCTAGAGTTCTCACTCTAACTTTGTCTCCAGAATCACGAATTTGTCCTTCGTAATCTGTGTTTGTAACTTTTGTATAAATTGTTTCGTTATACAACAGTTCAATCAATTTCAACGAATACTTAATCGGTGTATTCGCAGCTAAATTTTGTGTCATTTGTGTTAATTAGTTAAATAACTATGACTAAGAATTTTTCATATCTTCATTAAACTCCTTTGAAAGTTTAGCGAATTTTCCGGGATTGTCCTCAGACAACTTCTGCCAATCTTCCATTGTACGTCCAGTTTTGGGAGTTTTATCTCCTGCATTGGCTCTCTCAATGTCGATTAGATCATTAGATGCTTTGGCTTCTGCTGCACCAATATCTCTGGCTTTATCAAATAAATATATTTTTGATATATCACTCAATATTTCATTGATATTATCTGGTACATTATCAGCTTTGAAATACTTACTTTTGAAATCCTCTTTTGAGTCTTTCAATTCTGGGTATTTTTCGACTGTATCTGCGAAGGCAGAGTCCCACTTAGATTCACTGTATCGCTTTTTAGCGTCAGAAATCGCAGGATCTTTATATATAGCATCTAAGGTACTACGCTTAATACCATTAGTATATTCTAAAATATTTTTCTGCTCATCTTCAGACAGCATTTCAAATCCGGGATATAAAGGTTCTTCGTCACTTTTGCTGGGATCTTCAGTAGGTTTTTCTTCAAAGGATGCAAGCTTAGCTTCCAGTTCCTTTTTTTCCTCTAAGAGTTTCAAAGCTTCTTTTGAGGACTCACTGAATTTCGTTTTGTAATCAGGTTCAGGATCAGCGTATCCTTCATCTGGGGTTTCAACAGGTTCCTCTGCTTCCGTTCCTTCGGCTTCTTCTTCTGGGGTTTCGATGTCCTCAGCTTCATCAACTTCAGGTGTTTGGTTTAATTGTTTTGACATTTGATTCTATCCCGTCACTTATGTATTGGGTGGTTTGGGAAAATTAAATTGTTAACTACGCTTTCTTTGCTTTCAATTCTTTTTTAGCTTTTACTTCTGCCTTTGCTTCTTTTTCAACATCAGCTTTATCATCTACATATTCTTCAGATAATGTTGTGTCTTCAATAAATCCAAAACGTACTTTATCTTTATCAGATAGAATATCAATGTTCGCTGACAAAATTGCTAATTCTTCTTCACCGATAACTTCTTTTTCTAAAACTTCTTGTAATGTTTGTATCATGTTTATATTATATAATTATTTTTTAATCTTGTCTAACTTCTTAACATTCTTTTTCCTTTTTGAAGCTAAATCTTTTTTAACTGATTCTTTTTTTGCCTTAACAGCAAACTTCAAAATTGAAGACACTTCCTTCCAAAGAAGAGAATCTTCAGGTACTTCACCCACTGTAGTTACTGTGCCAAATTGCTTTGTTTCTACAGCAAATGTCAGACCCTTTTTAGTCTCCTTTTTGTTTTTAACGTCCTCTATTACCATTATTATTTTCATACTAATTTTTGATTATGTTTTCAATATTTCTCTTGGTCATTTCTTTTTCGATTTCAGGAGAAGTAAGGAATATCCTGACTTTTCCAAGAAATTCTAATTTCATTTTTAGAAAAATATCTTCTCGCTTTTCGAGCTTCATACTTTTAAGTTTATTTATAGTTTCTTGTTCTTCAGCAGTCAAAAACTCAGCAACATCAGTGTCGGTCAGCTTTCTACCATTCAATGAACTATCCCAATTACGGTAAGTTTCTTTTTCCTCTTCAGTTAATTCTGAAAATTCTGTAACACCTATTTTTTCTAAATATCTTTTTAATATATCCATAATTATGCTGTTTCTTGTTGTAATACTTGATTGTTACCAAATGGTCTTCCTCCTTCTTGAGCAGGTACATCACCACCTTCTAAAGCTGGGTCCTGCTGCTGCATAGGATTGCCCATTTTTTGCTCTTCGAAAGCAATAGCTTGGTCAATCTCATCTGGAGTTAAATCAAGTGTTTCTAATTGTTTTCTTTTCGCCATTATTAACGCTACTGGGTTGTCTTGAAAGTTTTGAATAATGAACTGTGATTTCTGAAGAGCGTTCTGATTCATTATATCTTTATCAGCTTTCATTGTCACCTCTACATTATAACCTTCTGCTAATTGCCATTCTGAAGGCATAATTTTCTTTGTTTGGTAATCTCCTTTTGGCCCTTTTTTATCAAGAATAATTATATCTTTTCTAGTAGACATTAGTTCATAGAAAATTTCACCAATTTGTTGCCATGCTCGTCTGTAGTGTTTTGATGAAACTGTATTTCTTCCTTGTGATTGTTGAAGGTTAATTTCAACTTGTCCTAGTGTTTCACGTGAACCACCAGAAATACCACGCTCTGTTGGAGTTTGGGCAATAGAAGACTGAATCATATCCTTCAAAAAAGCAATCTGGTTTGATGTATCACCAAGTTGTGGAATCTTCATCTCCTGAATAATCTCATTTGGATTACCAGGCACTCCGAATATAGCAAAAGGTTTTGGATCAAACGCTCTGGGTTGGAATGTACCGTTCAGTGTGTTGTAGAACCTCATACCGAATCCTTGGTACGCTCTGTTTTCTACATCCTGTGAGATGTACATATTAACAACTTTATTTACAGTTCTAACTGAATCACCTTTACCATCACACCAAATATCAACAACATCTGGATCATCAGCCCAAGTAACGATAGGGACTCTACTCAAACCTCGAGCTTCTTTAATTGGTTTATTAAATAGCACCACTTTATCAGCACCAAAAACAATAAAATGACGAACAAATCTGTTTTCTTTAGCATTCCATACAAGATCGTATGATTCATTTAATTCAACAAGAACATCTGATGCGTTGTAGTCATCAAAGTTTTCAGCTCCAAGATCACGAAGTCTCGCCATCTTTTCAATGTATGCTTCACGCGCTTCACCAGCTTGTATAATTCCTTCTTTTGTATCTAAATAAATTTTCAGGTTTTGTTTAGCAACTTCGTCATATTTTACGTTTGCTAAAATTTCACGTAGTGGTCTAAAAATATGTGTACGTTTTAGATATTGAGCCGAGTTTAAATCCAATATATTACATTTTGGATCAATTTCCATGTCATATGGGTCAATAATATCAACAAAGAAATCACCTTTGCTAATACCACAAACTTTAAATGAGCGACCCTGTAGGCCAACCACTTTTTTATCCATGTTATCCATTATGTCCAAACTCAGTTTGTCATAGTAGTGTTTCCAAAGCTCATCAACAATCATCTCACCAATTTTGTGTTTTTCTGTAGAACCTTTGGCAGCAAAACTTAGCATTGGTGGTTCATCTATTTTGGAGATCCAGGTCTGAACTGACTCTCGCATAATAGGAATATTTATCGGCTGACGTTGAGTCAAACGATTTGTTTTTACTAGGTCTCTATATAATGCGTAATTTTCGTTCCATTGTAGGAAACGTCTTTTCTTATAATCTTCTGATTCGCGTTTTTGTGAAACGTGCTTGTTGATAAGTTTTAGATTTTTTTCATCCATAAAAATATTATACCATTTTTTGCACAGTTAGGAAGTATTGTGGAGCCGCCGAGAGGAATCGAACCCATGACCTATGCTTTACAAAAGCATTGCTCTGCCAGCTGAGCTACGGAGGCTATAGCAATATTATACTATATTCCGAACTCTGGGTACATAGGTTCTATACCAGTTTCCTTTCTACTTAGTTGTTGGTATATACTTTCTTTCTGTATCGGTCGTGTTGGTATATCCCAAACAGCAAGTGCAAGACTCATCATTCTATCATCGTGCATAGGTTCCGGCACCACCACTCTTGACCTGCCAGTCGCACCGATATCCCAAACAGCTGCTTCCAACTGTTGTAGTAATTCCTCATCATCAGGAATCTTTATTTTATTCTGCTCTAATAATATCTGTAAGTTAGTCAACAGTTCATTCCTAGAATTGAATGTAAATGTATATGGCGCGATGTTAATTCCTTTGTTCAATAAATCATCAACAATCGGTACACCAACACCAGTGCTATCCATTACCACTCGTCCTTTGTTGTGTCT